TGTCACCAGTGATGCTCTCTGCAACGACCGTTTCGCTTTCATTTTCTTCAGACAGAACTTCCTCTGCGATCACCGCAGCGGCGTTCTCTGGAATATTTCTGATCTCAGCAAGCTCCTTGCGCAGAGACTCGATAGATTCACGAATCTCAGCGATCAGAACCGCCCAATCAAGACGAACCTCAGCAGTTTCCTTGTTATCGGGATCTTCTTCTGGCTCGTCTTCTTTAGATTCACATTCAGCAACAACTTCGGCTTCAGCGACAACCTCTTCGTCATCGCGATCCTCGTCATGCTCTTCATCTTCGTGTTCTGCTTCTTCTTCGGCAATCTGCACCGGCGTGCGAGTCGTTGTTTCAACGATAACGCGCTGGTTAACTTCTTCGCCTGTATCGCAGTTATAAGCGCGAACATTGTCGATCTCGGTATGCTCCTGGGTCACAAAAACCGTTTCCGCAGTTTCAACCTCGGCGACTTCTGTTTCCGCCACAATCTCGGTCTCTTCGTTGATAACCTCGGCAACAGTCTCGACAGACTGCTCAGATTCAGCATTTACCATGTTCTCATCTGCCATATTCTCATCTCCTTTACCTAGGCATTCAGCAACAAGCTGTCGGGCAATGGCAGTTTCGCATGCAGGGAACGTAACCACACATTCGCCTTCCCAATAATTGCGCGCATCAGCGTCTATAATCATCGTGCCGTCGCTCTCTTCTTCGTAAACACCGCAATTAACTTCAAAACTGAATTTAAGAGCGTTGTCTGTAAAAAGATCGCTGAGCACTTTACATAGAGCTTTGTTGCGCTTGGGAACGCGAGCATATCCCAGCAAGTGCGTATTGTCGCCGTCTACTTCTTTTTCAAAATGATAGAAGGCGCCAATCTGCGTGCTGTGAAATTCTCCCGTGCGTGCATTGTACATATGGCCAACAGTCCTGTTGGCGAGCAATCCTCTGATATCCGCATAAAGCGGATGACAAATATACTTGGCTTCGTTCTCGACTATTTCATCGAGAAAAGCTTCAGTAACTCGAACTCCATTAAGATTTGCCCGGAGATCGAACAACCTGGCTACGAGCGTCAGGTACATGTCTGAGGACTGCAGCTCGGAGATGACAGCAGATGCGACTACCTTTTTAGGCATCGTCTCACTATGCATATACATTTCTCCTCGGTGCGCCGCTGCATATAGTGGTAGGAGGCAATACATGCAAGCAGGCAAATCTATGAAAAACAGGCTTGCGCCCGATTCCACCAAAAAATAAAAGGCGGCCTGCGGTCTGTGCTGCATAAGCAGTCACAGCCGCAAAGCCTTTCATTCAACCGGTTTACTGTGTCGGTCATCACGTCTTCATATCGGCTTGTTTAACGTCGGGCCGAAAAACGACAAGCGATTATTCGCTGTTTATTCCTTCGGCTGCGTCTTTAGCCTGTTTGCTGCGCTCGGCATTGTCAGGGTCGCTGTGCCTCTCGTCGTTATCCATCTTTGGTCTTCCGACTTTGCTCTCACCGTCATTGGGCTCTTCGCTGGAGGCTTCCTGTGCCTGCTGCATCTGGCGCGGCATCATAACTTCATCTGTACCGTCGCTGGCTTCCGTCTCACGGCGCTCTTTCTCTTTGGAAAGGTTAAATCCGCTGACTTCCATCAGCGTTCTCGTAGATACGAGGCCTTGCTGCCAAAGCTTCTCGCATGCATCGCGGAACGCCTTGTCGCCGTTCATGTCCATCGGTACAAAGTGGAATTCTGGAATGTCTTTCAGATTGTTCGTGCGAACAAGCCTCAGATCTTCAACCAGTCTCTGGTTTACTTTATTCATGAATTGCTCAAACTCTGTGCGCGCTGCGTTAATGCGGCTTGCCGCCGCCTGCATGCTCACTTGAGCAGAAGCAAAAGTTGATCCATCTTCGCTGTTGCCGTTGACAATGATGCCGGCAACGCCGCCAGCCGCCAGAATATCAGCATTTACTTGCTCGTATAGCGGCCACTGATACAGGTCTGAAAGGTCAGCCTGAATGATTTGCGCTTTAACAAGATGGTTCGTTACAGCCAGCGGGTTGTTCGCCATTGCACTTGCAAATATACTGCGTACCTCGCGCAGCTGCTCTCCATCCGGCAACATGTCCTGTCCTTTGGTGCTGTCGCCGTAGGTAACATGCAGGAAGGAGCGCGCGCCAAGATTCAGCAGCGATGTTTCGTAATTGCTGATCAGCTCTTTTTTAGCCAACGCGGGTAGGGCGGAGGCGATCCACGGAATGGCGTATCGCGTCCAGCCTTCTTTAGAGCCTTGAAGCACATGCACATTATTAGGGTCAAGCTGCGCATACTGAGCGCCGCTCTTGATTGCCTGTGCAATCTCCGGCGGGTATCCTTTGAGAATTCGGTCAAGCTCGTCGTCCTTCACGCCGCTTGCTTCTTTTACGGAATATGTGCGCTCACGGAATTCGTTCTGCAAATCCTGTACATTGAAGTCAACAATAGGAGTTCCGTTGAGCATCGTATTACCGATTTTGCACTTATGCGGCGGCAGCGTCATGATGTTGCCCTTCCAGATGTAAGTGTATACATTGCCGTATTTCCAGTATTGAAGAAACATATCGTCAATCAGCTCTTCAAGCCGCATGGCTTTGTATTGCTCTTCAAAGATTGCAATCGTCTTTGCGTTATCGCCGGTAAGATGCCATTTCGTTGAAGAGAAGGGCACGTATACGCCTTTGACAATGCCGCGCACAATAGGATCTGCATCACAGTAGTAGTCTGCCAACTGATATAGCGTGTCGATATTACTTTGCTTATCGCGAAGAATAGAGTCGTAATCGACACTAGCCATATCGCTGCTATATGTAATATTTGAGTTATCGAATGCTTTCAGGGAGGATTCGGTTTGGTTCGTTGCGCCAATCACTGTTTTACGTGTTTGCGGCTCCGGTGGAGCACCGACTGGGGCAGACGTTACGTTGTTTCTTCGTCTGAATAAATTGCGTATACTGAATTGCGCCATCGCGAAATCCTCCTTTCTTAAAATTTAGTAGCGAACCCGATACACACCGGGCCGCGCTTGTATTTTTTGATGTTAACTTCCTCCAGCTCTGCTATGTAATCACATCCATAAGCCAGAGAAGAATAACGGTCCTTGTGCATAGATGCACGCGGAGTATCGTATATGTAATTGCCACTTGCAGAAACCTTGGCAACGATGTTGCCCATTTCAAACTGTAAAGCGTCGGTTTCAAGGAATATGGCCATTTCTTCCATGCCGATCTGCTGCGGATTCTCCGCGTCGGTCTTTTTAGCCTGAATAATGCGGCTGTTAACCGGCAGCTCAATGGTGTGCTTTTCAAGCATGACGCGCAGATTGGTGGCAATGCGCTGGTTGAGCGTCTGTACCGCACGAATCGCATGCAGCACGGGGCGTGCATTAGCAATGACGTTCGGTTCGTCGTCGTGTACCAGCGGCGGATATTCTTTACCAGTCATTGGGTCGATCCATGGCTCGTCCAGAAATTTGCTGAATGAGTCTCCAAGTCCGCGAGCATCGTAAATAATGCGTTCAGCGTTAGGAAACTGAAGATGGAAAACCTTACGGATTTCTCCGGCTAGCGTGTCAAGCCCTTTGCCGTGAAAAGATCGCATGTTGACAAGCTTCTTTGCAAAGCTTCCATCGCTCTTTTCCGTGAATTTAAGCACGGAAATGATGGCGTTGTCGGCGCCTTTCGCTTCGCTTGTTGCGATGTCCAGCGAGATGACGTAGCGGCTCTTGCTGTTCTTTGGCTGCTCAAGCTCAATCTTTTCCAGCGTGCGGCATCGATCCGTCAGCTCATAAGGGAAAGCCGAGTTTGTTGTAGCGCCAAGGAAGATGGTGCCGTATTCCATCTGGAATACAGAAGCCGGCATCCTTGCGCGTTCCTTTTCAAAGTATTCGGCGTCGGTAATGCCGTCGCCGATGGCCGCATGATAATCAAGCGCACAGGCGAATGCTCCCGGCGTGCCTTTGCCCATTTCGCGGGCGACGCGCTTGAAGTCCTCGTAGAACGTGTTATTCTTCTCGCACGCAGAAGTAATGGAGATGGACTTTGAAGGAAAGTCCTTGAACTTGTAGTTGTAAGAAATATCGCGGCGGAAGTTCTTCAGCGGGGAAACGATAGCGTCCAGCGCCTCCTGGTCCATTTCAAGTGCCTCGTCGATGATAACGATCTTGGCGCGAAGGCCGCGCATGGAATCAAGCGCAAAGCTTTCCATCACGCTGCCGTTCTTGAATGTGCACTTACCTTTGTCTTTGCTTAGCTGCACCAGCGTACGGGCGCCGTTAGAAGAAAGCTCGTTGGCGATATTTTTGTTTTGCTCAGCAAGCATTTTCAGCTTGCCAAAAACTAAAGTGGCCTGCGCTGCTGTACCGGAACACACGGCAACGATGGTGCCGGGGTAGAGGGTGCAGATAGCGAAAGCCGCCAATGCAATTGTAAATGTTTTGCCGTATCCACGGCTGCAAACAACTTTTACATCATCGCCCTGACCGATCAGCCTTGTGATCACGTGCTGCGTAGGCGTCAGGCTGATGGGGGCGAAAGCGTCTTCGATATATATATCAAGATGATCCCTGTAAAACTGCATCTGCAGCTCGGCTAAATCAAGATCCGTGATTACGCCGGGCTTTATGATAGCCATAGGCGATCACGTTCCTTTCGTTGACTCTTAAATAGAATCAAAGTTCATAGCCGCCGCAAGATGACGGAAATGGTTAATGACACGATCTACGTCGTCTTCTTCCCATTGCACCTTGCGCTGCATGGTATGTCCTGTGGTTTCCAGTTTATATGAAAGCTCTGAGTAGCTTGTCATGCCGCTGTTGTCTCCGGCTTTGCGTTTGCACGCAGCAAAATTTGCACTCTTGCTCAGCATGTCAAATTGCGCAAGTGCATCTTTGACGTCAGCGTATGAGCAGCGTCCAGCCGCATAGTCGTCTTGAGCTTTGTCAGCTTGAAGGCTTGCACGGGCGCACTTCTTCGCATAGTCGCGCAGATTTTCGTTGTCGAATGTGAAGTCCTCTTCAAGCCGCTTGTAGTAATTTTTAAGATACTCAAGATCGCGCTTGGTGAAGTAGCCGTTAAAGAACTCGTCGTAGGCTTTATCGTTTTCGCCGGGTTCGGCGCTGACTTCGCCTTTGGCTTTTGCTTCGGCGTAGGTGAGGCAGCCGCTTTTGCTATTATCAACGTACCTGTAATACGGCGTCATAACCGATGGAACTTGTTGAGCCGCTAAACGATCAAGCAATATTTTGCGGCGATCTTCGCTGGATTTCTGATACATCGCGTTGTCAAGCAGCATCTTTTCAGCTTTTTTGCATGCGGCTTGCCAGATACGCTCGTCCCAATCGCGATTGTTTTCCCAGAAATATTCTTTTACGCCTTCTCGATCTGTGCATTTTCCAACGCACTCTTTGCACCAAATATCTTTACCAAGTTGTTCTTCCCATTCTCTGTTGTTGTAAAAGCCGTCAAGCTCTTTTGTTCTTCCGCATTTAATACATGCGCGCGTTGGCTTTGGTGCCGCTTTGCTTTTTCTTGACTTGCTGTCTACCGTGTCTAGCATGGGCGTCACCGCCTGTTAAGCTGCGTTGCGCAGCGCTTCGCTTGTGCGAACCATAGCCGCGAGATCATCAAAAGTTTTTTCGTTTCTACGTTGCTCGTAGAAATCCGCTACGGCACGAAAGAGCTCAGGAGTCTTCGTGTATTTATAAGTCGGAATACGGTATTCACCGACGCGTTTAATGTACGTTGGCTCAAAACCGCGTTCCTTCAGAAACTCTACTTCTCTTCGAAATTGCGTTGCATATTCACTATCATACGCCTTGTTGGGTGGGGTAGGGCGATCCCCATAGCTGATCACGTACATCGCAATCACTCCTTATCATGTTAATCATTTGGTGGAGATGAAGGGCTACGATCCCTCTACCTCAAGCTTGCAAGGCTAGCGCTCTACCGATTGA